AAATCCCACCGACCCTTCCTTACATCCATCAGCAAAATATTAGGCCCAGAGTCCTCGTCAGGAAAAAATACGCCCCAGGTCGTAATAACAGAATAGTCCGCCGTCTCCTTCTTAGAGTACGCCGTGTCATAAGATTGGATAATATAATCTACCGAGGGCAGATACTCCTTGTCCCAGATCTGCCACCACTCCCGCTTCAAGATCGCGCCCTCATCAGAGGTAGGCTTCTGCTGGTACATCGCGTTCCACTTCTGCACCGACATCGATGCCCGCACCGCGCGCAACTCTTCTAGATCCCAGTAACTCGGCCAAAGGGCGCGCTCATTCTCCTCGTGCTCGTCAAACACGGCAGGAAATTCTATGACCTCCCACTGGTCGGCATTAGAATTGGACTGAGACTTGAGCAGCCGCGCAGTCAGATCCTTGGTTCCCCATCGCGTCATAACAATAACAATGGCGCCGCCAGGCTGCAGCCTGGTTCGTGGCCCAGAGGTATACCATTCCCAAGCATTGTCCAAGGCCAACGACGACTGCGCGTCTTGCTCCGAGTGCGGATCATCAATGATCAACATATCCGCACCACGACCCGTCATCGCTCCACCAACGCCCACGGCAAAATACTCACCGCCCGCGTCAGTGTCCCACCTTCCGGCGGCTTTACTATCTGCCTTCAAGGCAACCTCTGAAAACACCTCCCTATATCGATCGAGGTCCATGAGGTTACGCACCTTACGGCCAAACCTGACAGCCAACTCGCCCGTGTGCGTAGCCTGGATGATCTTGGTTCGCGGCTCACGGCCCATGATGTAAGCAGGAAGTAGATAGGACGCGAATTCGGACTTCGTGTGACGCGGTGGCATGTTTACGATCAAGCGCTTGAGGCTGCCATCAGCTATCCGGTCAAAGGCGCGAGACATAATCTCGTGGTGGCTGCTGATTATAGCTTCAGGCCACACGTATCGAGAGAATCCTAGAAAGGTATTCTGTGCCTGCTCCTGTCCTTCAAGCAAAGCCAGGCGTAGCTCAAGTTTCAACTGTTCAGCTTCGATGTCTTGTGTTCTTGCAGCAGGGAACATGGAACTCCATTTTGTAGAAATTTGTAGAAAATTTTAGGGAGATTTATTTTCCAACATAAGGGGGTGGGTTAGCAAGGAATGTTCCACATGGAACATCGGTCATTTTTGTTTTGGGCAGAATTAATTGTGTGAAAACTGGCTACGGCTGTCTTGCTGAGAGGTGGGCGGCGGCCGGCGCGACCGAGCGAGCGTTCGGTCGGAATTTGGTTAAAAAACGACCAAAAGGGACCCGTTGCGAATGATTCGCATTCACTATTTCCGGTAATATTATTTACCGGAAATAGTGGGACTACATCTTGTGCTTGCTTCTAAGATCACGCCTATTCGTTGATCAATCTTTAACCAGGCACAACATGTAGTGTTTTGGCCGACCTTGGGCCAGGGCCCGCCGAACGAGCGTTCGGTCGAAAGTGATCAAAAATTGACCATTTTCGATCAAGGCCTAGCTAACCGTGATAGCTAGGCTCGGTTGTTCAATAATAAGGTCCCATAGGCCTAACGATAGCCTAATAGGTCCCTATCGCGGCCACAGGAGCTCTAGGTGCTTGTTATACGTCCGAGCGCAACAACTGGGACCGTAGATCCTCCCAATCTACGGCATTGAGTGCCCAACTAGCTACTGCAGGCGTATCTACGCCGTGTAGATACAATTCCTGGGCTTGGCTGCCGCTGTACAATAATAAGCGCTTCTCGGCGAGCTTAGTCGTCGCTTTCGGGTGCCATTCGATCAGAATGTACGTCGGCAGGCCTATCGTCGAGTGGCTCAACGCGAATGCTATCTGATGTGGCGACAGTCTCACTTTCTTGCCCCTGGTCACCACTTTGAGCTCGATCAACACGTATTTCGTCGGCGGCAGGGCTACCAGGCAGTCCGGTAGCCCCAAGTTCACGCGGTTCTCCAGTCTCACGATTAAAGACCGCGGCAGTTTCCTCAGCCGCTTGTGGAGTAAGCCTTCGGGTCCGCTCGCCATCTCTCATCGCCTCCAGCATTGTATGTGGCTCGGCATCATCCTCTCCGAGCTGTTCAGGTGTTATGTCTAGGATAGCAGGCTCTACCTTAGAGCCGTGCATGAGCTTGAGCTCTTCAAGCTTCCGGCGTACCTCTTCTTTCGGCATGCTGTCGATGCTGCCCGTAAGTGTCAGCTTCTTTTCGATGTAAATTGATCCCAACGCCTGGCCTCGGCGGAATTCAGCGCTCACAGCAGCGCCGAAGTTACCAGCCTCCATGGCCTTATCCCTGATGACCTGGAGATCACGCATATGTCGCTCGAAATTTGTACCGTACTTCTCAGCCTGTTCGTAGCGATAGTCTTGAATAGCTCGGACCACCTGCGGATATTGTTTAGGCGCAGTGAGTTGATTAGCTATGATGTGAGCTCGTTCTTTTGGATATCCGGCATTGATAGCCGCCTGGCGCAGCGTAATCTTACCCTCCTCGTCACATAGCTCCTTGATAAAGAGCCACTGCTGAGGTGTCACAACCCCTTTCTGTTCATCGAGCGGAGCCACGTCCGCATCCTTGAGTTTTTGCATAAGTATTTGCCGCCTTGTCTTTTTGATCGGAACGGAGTTGAAAATTTCACGCATTCTTTTGCTCACTGTACTCGCCTGCACACCCAGCCGTCATCGGCAGGCCTGACAGTGAACTTACGGCCATTTTGCTTGCGACAGAAAGTATTAGCAGCGTTGCGCGCCTTCACTGCGGCATCGTTCGTCAGTAGGACAAAGAAATCGCCCATTATCATGGCTCGAAATGGGTACAGTTTCTGGCCCGTCAGTCCGCCGGCTCTGCGCGCGTGATGTTGCCGTGGCGTTATGCCAGGCAGTGAGCAAGGTTCGTCTTTTAGCTTAGGCATGCCATTTCTCCAAAAAACCATTCTAACAGGGTTATGGTACTCTCCTATAGCATTGTATTTCAAATAATGACTTCGAAAAAAAAAGAAACTTAAAAACTGAGGACGTTTCGTACCGTTTTCTTTTTACCATCACGTCATCACGTCTAATAAACTTTAACGTAATGCTAACGTAATGGCTACAGACCATACACTCTCTACCTATACAGCCGTTAAACGCTAAAGAATTGTCTGTCATTAAAACAAAAAAACAGTATTCATTTTCAAGGAACCATTCTATAGAGAGGCTCCGTGGCCCCTGGCCCATGGCCCTCGGCCCAAGTACCCCCAACCCCTATGCTTTATGGGCTTCCTACAAGATCCGAGGCCCTTTTACGCCGTTAAAAGGCTCCTGGCCCGAATTCGGACCCAGATCTTCCACAAGCCGCGGTCTATGGGACCTCCAGCGCGCATCACGCCAAACATTACGCCTCATCACGTCAAAACGTAATTTTTCTCAGTGTTTTTCAGCAACGTAATTAACTGTGATGTTCATTAAAGTAGTTGCGCGTAGTTTAAATAGATGATTTAATACCTTTCTTGACCGAAAACACACAGAAAGGAAGAAAGACATGAAAGCATATTTCTCAGTACTAGCCGGCCCCCAGGGTTACTCTCTTGCCGAGTACACGGTCAAAGAGGCGTTTGGCACTGTCTACTACACAGTCCCGGCCTGGGTTAAGACAGCAGGCGAGTTTGATCAGATCATTCCGATCAACTCAAAAGGCGACTACTGCGGCCTGTTTGAGCGCCGCCCAGCAGGCACTGCTCAAATCATTTAAACATTTTAGGGTACTCAAATAACCCATTTGAGTACTTTGACAGAGAAAGGAGAAAGGAATGCAATACGCTTACTTTAAAGAATTACCCGTCGGTACGGTGTTCTCGTTAAACGGAACGCGGTTCTCTAAGCGTTCTAGCCGCACTGCAGCGCTTGTAGAGTTCGATCGCTGGTTTTATTTCGGCCAGAAAGATCTCTGTGTAGTCGGCCCATATTCCAGGCTTGCGGCGGATTATTTCACACAGAACGACTTAGTGACGAACATGGACCTGGTCCTTGATCCAAGCAAGCCGTCATTCATCAAGCAAACGGTGTAGGGGTAAGTATGGCAACGGCATATGCAAGAACAGACACAAGCGGCAGGGTGACATACGGGGATGACTACACGCTTGAAGCGTCAAGTGTAGACCTCACTTCGACGGCCATTGATAAATGGGATCGGCTGGAGGGGCTTTTTTACGAGAATGTCTGCATAGAGTATTTTTTTGAAGAGACCGCCAAAGGGAATCTGCTGTTCCCACACCTGGGGCAGTACAACCTTTTGATAAATCACGTCGTTAGGGAGCTCGGATTAGATCCCGATGCTAAGAAAGACATGGTAAAGGCTCGGCACTACGGCGGAATTCAAGAACTAAAAGTAGGCGAGCAGCGGTTCCTGCTCTCTGGATATAAGATCTACCGTAAGCGAAAGTAGTTGCGCGTAGCCTTCAGTAGTGTACAATATCTGTGTTGGCGGAATTAATCAGAAAGGAGACAGGGAAATGAAACAGGTACATCACAAGCATTACGAGCTAGGAACAGCGCCATACCGATTCGTTGGTATCTGGAGCGCCCCATCTAAGGCTCTCCAAGAGGCAAATCCTAGCGCCTATAACAATGCCATGACGGGTAGGCCAAAAGCCTGCCGGTTCTCATGTGATCATTGTGGTACAGGCATAGAGCATCATTGCTTGATTGTTGACGCTAATGGCGAGCGTTTTGCTGTTGGCTCTAGCTGCATTGAGAAGTTGCACGATACAGAGCTACTTGAGGCTGTAGAAATTGCCAAGCGCAAAGCCGCCAAGGTTAAGAGAAAGGCCATAGCTGACCAGAAGAGAGCTAACAAGCAGGCTGCATACGAGGCAGAGCTGGAAGCACAGCGAGCCAAGAACGATGGTTTGACAGATTGGGAGTTGCAGCAAAAAGAGCGAGCCAAGGCGTTGGGAGCAAAAAGGGACGCTATTGCAGTAATTGCAGAGCCTATCCTGACTTCTCTGAGAAATGCTGGCGGCGATTTCTGCGCTGACATCTCTTGCCAGATATTAGACGGTCACTTTCCCTCTAACCGAGCTGCAACGATTGTCATCGAGATCATAGCAAAGCAGTCAGGCAGAAAGGGTTCTAAGGCTTATAATGCTGCTTACCCTGCGGCAGAGCAGTTATTTAAATCAATAGCGGAGCAATTGCAGTAATCAACCACAGCCCCTTCGGGGGCCAACCTAGAAAGAAGGATGAATTATTAAGACAGTGGTTAGGCGCTTACTCGTCACGAGGAGGGTAAGCGGTCGGCTTCTGAAACGGCCAGGGTTAGCAGTTCCCCTTGGGCAAAGTGTGTTTCAGCGCACGGACCTGACTACTGTCTTAATATTTCAACCAGAAAGGAGAATGAAATGGAAAAGAAAATTGTTTATGTCGATATGGACGGCGTGCTGGCCGACTTCGCTGGGGCCGTTGAGGGCCTAGAGGGAGCAGGGAACGAAGGGCCCTTGGATGAAGTAGAAGGGCTGTTC